TATCTTTAACATTTCCTTAGTAATGCCTCCAAGTTTATTTTCTAACTCAGATTTCTCTTTATTTAAGGCATTATATGATTCTACTTCTTTTTTTAATATATCATCAATTTTTTCAGCCATTATATTCTTGGGACAGCTAATGCCCTTACTCCTGATTTTCTTAATGGGTATTGATGCACACCTTTTTCGTACATCTGTCTAAAATAATTTGCTCTCTCTATATCCCCTGAATCTTCAAACATTCTTGCCTTTATAAAACAAACAACCATTGGATGTAAACCAGTATCTAATCCTGCCTCTGTTTTTAAATCTTCAGTTTGAGCATCAATTGTTCCATACTTAGAATTATATGTAATTCTTATTCCCGCTGAAACATCAGTTCCCTGATATGTATCATATCTTTCTGTGGTTTTCTCCTCTGAGCCAGAGGTTGTGTCTTCACATAAAATAGCTAACCTATCATCGTCATTATACCATGCAAAATAAGTATTTGGATATGTTCTTTTATCTGTTGCCATAAGTTTCCTAAGTTAGTGAATCAGTTCCTGCGTCAGTATCTGACCAACTACTATCTGTGTCGTCTGTATCTCCTCTTAATAATTTGTGAGGGTCTGCTAGTTTTGGTATCATTATATACCTATCATTAGTATCTTTTATTTCAACTCTTTTAATGTCTATCACATCATCGCTAAGAGTATACCATCTATCATAACCTATTAAATTAGTAGTTTTAGATACTGTGCGATGTTGTTTTTGAGCTGCAATATCATCCAATGCATCATTAATTAATTGAAACATGTATTGTTCAGGTTGTCTTCCAAACATTTTTTCAATTTGTTCTATAATATTTTTAGCTGTCATTATCTAGCTCCTTGTTGAGCCTGCTGTGGAATTCCTTGAGATATAAGCATTTGAATTCCTCTATCGTAATCTTGTTGTAATTTTACTTGTTGCGCTTGATACCATTGATATTTTTGAGCATCTCTTTGCATTCTTATATTTGCTTCTGAAGCATAGCCCTGAGCAATAGCTATTTTACTTTGAATTTCTGAGGCAAATCCACCTGCTGCGCTTAAATAACCAGATACAACTTGTCCATATCCTCCAATTTGAGAAACTCTTGCATTAACTTCAGCTGCATAAGTCTGGGCTTCTTGCGCACTCATACTTGCTTCTTGAAGATATGCACTTCCTGCTGCAATTCTTGCATTTGATTCTTCTCTTTTTGCTTGAGCCTGCCCTAACCTTAACTGAACTTCTTGTCCATAGCCCCCAGATATTCCAATTTTAGCCTGAACCTCAGAAACATATCCTTGCGCTGTTTGAATATATGCGTTAGCAGTCGATATATATGCTTGCACAGCTTGACCTTTAGCCCCTGTAAAAGCTGCTCTTGATTGAACTTCTGCTGCAAATCCATTAATTTCTGATTGCAATGCTTGAACTGTTGCACTCCATTCTCCTATATGAGCCTGAGCTCTTTGTATTTCAGTTTGTGCTGTCGCTAACGTAGCTTGTGCCATCTCAGTATCTTCATCGTTAAGCCAATATCCAACACTTTTAGGAGTTGCATCATCTCCGCTTCCTGAAGCTTCGTCTGTAGTAAATCCAGTATCTATTGCATTTCTTGCCAAATCCAAAGCATCTTTAACATGAGCCAACCCTACGCCTGTTAAGTATTGAGTTTCATCTCCAAACAATGCGGGGTCCCCACCATCATCTTGAAATTTATCAACTGCTGCGTTTAAGGCAGTTAAAGCAGTTGCAAAATCACTAGAATTATCAGTTTGAGTTGCTATTTCAGCAGCCTCAGTTTTTGCCAAAGCAACCTCTGCAAAAGCCTTGTCAACTTCTCCATTTATTAAGTCACACACTGCTTGTGTTTCGCCTAGTTCTGTAACCATTGCAGCCAAAGCTGTATTTACTGCACCTTCTGTATCTGCTTCACCTAAATCTAATATAGTATCACATTTATCAAATTCAGCATTTGCAAGTCCCACAGCAGTATTTATCCTTCCAGCAGCTGTCGCTATTGCATCACATGCTGTATCTATTTGAGCATCAACCTCTGTTTCTGCTTCACCTAATTGAGTTACAGCTGAATCAACTTGAGTATTTATTAAATCGCATATTGCTTGAGTTTCATCAAGCTCAGTATTTATTGCTGTAAAAGCTGTATCAATATCGCTATTAGAGTTTAAATTGTTCAATAATCTTTGCAAAGCTTTAACTGAGGCATATAAAACAACTAAATACTCAGCTTCATCAGGAAAGTTGGCAATTCCAGAAGACCCGTCCCCATGCGCTACCGCTGGATAGCCTACATGATATACAATTGCAGTTTGATTTAAGGTTGGCGTTGGAATTACATTTAATATTGAGGCATCCCCTGAACTTAAAATCCAATATGCAGGGTCAGTTGCACTTGCTTTATACATGCTATTTGAGTCATTTACTAGCTCTCCATACATTGACGGTACTCTTCTACATGAAATCCTGCTCCCCCCAGAATCAGCAGAAAGCCTATTTACATATAAAATTTCACCAACTCCATCCATATCCATAGTTGGAGAAGAGTTGTTTAGCGTAGTTTCTGTAGTGCATTTTTCTCTTAATTCGTAAGGCAAGATATTGATAATTTCTTTTGCACCAGCTGTCAGCCAATCGCTTAAAGCATCGTCTTCTGTTCCAGCAAAACCCGTTAAAGCATCAACTTGATTTTTAAATGTTTCAGCCATTACTTAGAATTCCTATCAGCAATGTCTTGGTCAATTGTTGTTTGACTAAATTCAACTTGTGTTTGAGAACTCCAAGTTGTTCTCATATTAACATGGTCTTTAGTGTTATTATGCTTTAATGGTGCCTGACTGGCCTCAACAACCTTTTTTTTATTTTTATCATATATGAAAATCTTTCTTGGCATTATTTATTAATTTATCCCCTTTTTAAATTTTGCTAATCTATTCATTAATGCTCTTCTCATCCTTGGATTCATTCTTCCTCCCATAAGTCCAGGATTTACTGGTGGTGTCATTCCTGCTCCAGGAGGTCTTGGGCTTGTTTCACCTGGCTGAACTTGATTGCCTATCGATGGAATCATAGGGCTTGGTCTATTATTTCTGCGAATCCAATCACCTCTAGGACGAAAACCATGAACTCCGAATTGCTTAGGTAAAGGAAAACTAGCTTTCGCTTCATTTATTCCTTCTTCTGGAGGTCTTGGTGAATATCTTTGTGGTCCTGGCCTAGGCCCTCCCATAGGATTTGGTCTATTTGGCACCATTCCTCCTGCTTGATATTTTGGAACCATTCCTCCATGTCTATAATTTCCTTCAACTTGCATTGGTCTGCCTGAATTTTTTGCATAGCTTGCAGCTTCTTTCATACCTTGTTCAGTATAAGGAAACTTCATTTTTCCTACTTTTGGCATTACTTTCCTCCTCTTTTTCTTGCATCAAATACTGGTGGTAATTTACCATGAGTATTGATATATTCCAAAACAGCCTCCGTCTTAGGATTGACTGATTTCTTTTTAATTATATATTCACCACCTTCAGCTTCAATGATGACTCCACCATTATCGTGAGATGGCCCATTGATGTTGCCACCAACGACATATTTTTTACGTTTCTTTTTAGGCATTATCCGTAATACGCTATTACAGAACCAGAATCAAGTTCAATTGAATCAAATTTGCCATATATTGTAGTGCCTTCAGGTATTTTAAACGTAGCAGGAACTGTTCCTGATAGATTTGTTGTGCATTCTGAAGTGTCTACAACTGAGGCTTCTAAGCCTGTAACCGCCACAAAAGGGCCTGTTATTTCATCTGTACCATCTATTATAACTGCACCATTTTGACCTAAGGCTGCATTTTGTGCCTCTACAACTGTAAAGTTGTGTAATGATTTTTTAAACGCCATATTATCCTCCCTGCCCTAAGCACTGGCTGTGCGTGAATGGGCTTGTTATTGTTATATAAAATTCTTAGTAGATTTGGGAGCCACCTTTTATTGATAGCTCCCATAGTTCTACAAGACTATTAATCCTTATTGATTCGGATTATGCAATACTAGTTGCCTGAGTTGAAAAATCGCCTGCATCAAGGTCTTTAACAAAACCATATACAAACCATCTAGCACCATTAGACATTACTTTAACCATATCTCCAGGGCTTGCATTTGCTGTGAATACAACAAAATCATCATTTGCAGCTGCAAAATTACCAGCAGCTCCATCAACTTCGTGTATTTGGCCAACATTTGCTAAATTAGCACCTGAACCTAAGTCAACATTAACCACTGCGTCCATACCTTGGTCTGTTCCAGCCTCACCTTCATCTAATATGATAGTACAAGACCACCCAATTAAACCAACATCTGGCAATGTAACAGTTGTTTCTGCAGCAGGGTCTACAATACAAATTTTACCTGAATCTGCATCAGTTAATGTCGTATCTGCAGTAATATTTTTAATTACTTCTTTACGATAAACATCACCATAAGTATTGCTATTTGAATTAAATACATCACTTCTCATATTACACGCCCTCCAAATTAATCAACGCATGTGTTTCAGGAAGAGAAACTTCAAGACCTGCTTCTGTAAGAATCATATCTTTTCGTAAATCTTCATCTGCTTGTTGCACATTTGTTGTAATTGAAGTGTCTCTATTGACACCGTTACCGACAAGAGGTCTGTAAGATACGTGGTCTAAATCAACCATTTGCATAAATCCTGATGCAAAACCTCTAAATAAAGGTTCTTTAACAAGAGATATGTCACCATGAACAGTATCGATTTTAGTAATTGAGTGTCCAAATGTACCATTACTTCTGTCGAAGTTATATGGTGCAGTAGTACTATTAGTGTTTCCAATAAATGTATTAGAACTTCCCAATTTATTAAAATGTGAAATTACTGGTAATGATGCTAGTGCTAATTTAGAAGAACCTCCACCCCTTGCAGGGTCAAAAATTACTTCAAAATCAGAAAGCATATCATCATAACTCCACTCACCAACTGCATTTGATTTATAGTATGGAACACCTTCATTATATGATAATTGAGAACCATCATTAACAATATTTCCATACCCTTCTGCAATTGTGCTTCCAACAATACCTTCAGAGTATTGAATTCCACCAGCAGAACCCTTTTGACCAAAAAGCATTGCTCTTTCAATGTCCACTTTATGTTCTCTTAATTTAAGATTCCATAGTCGTGCCCATTCATCAGCATATCCACGATATACTGTAGCTCTTGCTGTATTGCTCATTTCACAAGCTGTTTTAAAGATTTGGGTATAACCATAATCATTATCAAGCTCTTGAGACCATACATCAGGAGCACCTGAACCTTGCTCAAAAGATGTACCTATTACAGTACATTTTGAATCATCAGCTAATGCAAGAGTACTTGTAGTTGCTACATGTGAAATAACTGTACATGTAACTGAAGTTTGTGTAGCACTTGAGCTATTATCTACAGTATTTATTCTTACATTTGCTGTTGTTGGAACGCTATTACCATCGACATCGCCAATAGCAACAACCATTCCAGGAATTAACCAGTCAACACCATCTCCTCCTGCTGTATCAAAAATCATAGTATCGTCACTTCCTTCGGCAACTAATGTTATGCCGCCTTTAAGCAAGAAACTTCTGTCTGTAATTGATACTTTTGTTCTGTCTTCTAAGAAACGGAACTGAGAGTCTGATGTTGGTACTTTTGCAACTTTTGACAAGTATACGAAAAATGGAGATTCTTCTGGTGACAGTTCTGCGACCCTATCGCTAAAGTCATACAGTCTTCTTGAAGGTATAGTACTATCAATGACTGCACCAGGAGTTCCAAATTTTACTTGTCCACTATTATAAGTAGCCATTATTATTCTCCTTAGTTATTTTATTTTAAAACGTTAGTGCGGCTACCAGCACCTACAATTGAATCCCACATGCCATCCTTATCAGATTTAACTTGAGGTTGTTGACCTTGCAATATGCCACCAGGTGTTGGGGCTTGTTGCGTTTGTCGAACATTGTCAAGTGGGTTATCTGCTGTAACTGTGCCTTGGCCTTCGTTCATAACAGCTCTCCACATTTTAACAGCACCTTCCACGCCATACTCTCCAGGATTTTTTGATGCAAAATTCATAAAAGAATCAACTTCAGCAGGAGTTAATCCTTGCTGCAAAAGGTTACCCTTTAGCTGTTGAACTCCTTGATTTTTCATTACACCTGCCATCCTTTGATTTACTGCCTGTCCAATACTGTCCTGTAGCTCTTGCTGTCTGAACTGATACGATTTAGATTTAGGGTCATTATAGGCTTCCCA